ACAAGAAGAACATGTTCGCACTGCTTGGTCGTCCGGGCTATGAGGATATGACCAAGGAATTGAACGCACGCCTTTAATCGCAAGGGTTTTCGCGTTTTGAAATAAGGTAAATAAAGAGCTCCAGAATCATGTTAGAAAAGTCCGTGGTGAAGTTTTGGTGAAGGCTTCGGACTTATACACAGGTTCTGGAGCTCTTTTTGTGTTCACTGATTTAGGTATTTTTCGAATTGTTGATGGTTTTCTTTCTTTTTTGCCGGAGAGATTTCAGCATAGATTTGAGTGGTTGAAATGTCTTTATGCCCAAGATCATCTTTGATGTCATCAAGGCTTAATCCTGCCTCACGCATTAAAACGGCATGCGTGTGTCTTAAATCATGGATACGGATGTGAGGGAGCCCAGCCCGATTGGTGATGCGATTAAAAGCACCGGTAGTTGCTCGAGATCGGAGCGGTTGTCCAAACTTGGCATCAGACGAATAGGTGAAGACAAAATCGTTATTGTGGCTAGTAGAAAACCGAAAACCTTGTACATTGCCGTGACTGAAATGGCGCTCATATTGTTGTTGAAGAAGATCATTTACTCGAGCGGTCATGTATTCGGTTCTCTTAGAGCTTAATGTTTTGGGACGATCAAGCGCTATTTTGCCAGCGTTTGATCCAGTTTCAGCACGATAGATTCGTGTTGCATTGACTGATAAGGTATTTTTGTTGAAGTCAATGTCTGACCAGCGAAGAGCCATGGCTTCACCCACACGAAGCCCGCAGTCAATCAGCGTCACAAAGAATGATAGCCACATGGGCTCTTTATCTTCTTCAGCTGCTTCTATAAAAGATCCAACTTGATCTTTTGTCCAAAAGTGAAGTTTTTTGGAATTGTCTTTAGCATACGCACTGAACTCGACACCAACGGTAGGGTTTTTGGTAATGTAACCAATTGCAACGGCTTTTTTTAAAGCGTTGTGCAACGTTCCATTGATGAGTTTTACTGTGTTAAGCGACAAACCATCGTTGAACAGGCTGCTGATGAACTCCTGATGTTCCTTAAGCGTGTATTTGCTTAGACGAATGTTGCCAATTTTTGGGATGATGTATTTCTTAAGGTTATATCTATAGATGATCATGGATCCCTCCTTGACATTAACCTTAAGCTTAGTGATCCACTGATTAAGATAATCAGCCATTAGAATTTTTTCAGTTTGGTAGTGAGAGTGGCCTTTGATTATTTCTGCCTCGGCTAAAGTTGCTTCTCGCTGGGCTATTTTTTCGGTTGGAAAACCGCGCCGATGAATCTTTATTTCTTTTCCTGTCTGCGGATCAACACCGGCGAATATATAGAATTCCCAGGCCTTTTTGCCATCTTTTAGTTTATATGAGCTAATTGATGCCATGATATCGCACTCCTTTTGAACTCTTAGAGCTTGTAATTCAAACGTATGTTCGGCTAGCGGACGAAAATAAAAGCCCGTTAGAATGGGCTAAGTTAACTCAAAAGATTGCTTCTTGCTCCAAGGTTTTAATTCAGTGTCGTATTGGCGCGCTAGTTTGCGTGCTTTTGCTGGAAGAGGATTTTCAATGTCATTGTAAATGATAAGATACCTAATTGTTATTTTCTCCAGTGCAGGAGATTTTTTAATGTCATCAAAGGTTATACTTTCAGCCGCGATTCGTTCAAATGTTGGACGATTAATCGCTTGGATCAGGCGAAGAGACTTCGTTTTTGATCCAGGAATCGCAAAATCAACTGTGTAAGGGTTACCCGTATTACCAGAGATTTGATACTTCGGGAGAACTCCGATGTCATTTTCATAGAAATAGTCTGAAACTTCTTGTTTAAAAAGATTTGAAACGACGCCTTTTCTCGTTTGAATCAGATCATCAACTCTCAGGATTGTTTGCAGCAGCCTCTGTTTCATAACCGGAATATTTTTCACATCACCTGAAACTGTTAAGATGTTGTTTCTATCAAGTTTCACGGAATATTGATCAAGTATGTTGCTGATCATCATTTGGCGAGTCTTGTTTGATATGTCAATACCCATCATGTCTAAATCATTCAACGTGTTTCCGTCATCTGAAAAAACAACTTTTCCTGAAGATGAAGCCTGTACATAAATTCGAATATTATCACCAATAGAATTTGTAAATGGCGTTGATATCTCGTCTCCTTTAGCTAAAGAGGAAACTTTATATTGAGCTCGTAACCAATTAATATATTGGTCAAGCCATTTGTTAGTGTTCATAGTAACCTCCTTCCGAGGGGATTCGCTAAATCATGCTACCGTTGATGATAACATGATCCAGTGCAACGTGGTTAAATTTGAGGAACCTCTCCAGAGATCTTATCAGCAAATCGGGTGATGTTGTATCAACTTTCAGATTACCTAATTGATCTCCCGTAATTACATCTCTCCCGTTATGATGCAACGAATCAAAAATGTGAAGATGTGGAGTTGGAAGGCCATTATGATCTGCCCCTGAAACGTCATACCGCACCATCATCCCGTTTGTTGTAGAGTGCATGATAAAAGTCAGATTATCTGTTCGAATATGACCTTTTCGGTTCAGTAGAGCTGTAAACGCTTGTTTAGGATCGAAGATAGCGGTTATTCCATATTTTGCTTGTTCACCAAATGGAGGAACGTCAAGCTTAGAACTATTGCAAGATTTCTCAAGATTAAATAGTTCCTTGAATTTTTGATTGTCAATATCAGGAATCAAATCATTCACCTTTCAGCCTTCCGCGGAAGGCAATTTATTTTCCTAAAAACTAAACTCGTTATGGGGTCGTATTATTGCATCTTTCTGACCATCATCATGAGCACGCCGATAATGATGAAAATGGCTGCCCACAAGAGATTGTTACCGGGCGTGTCAGGGTCAATGAGCCAATGTAACCAACGGGGCCTGTTCCCGAATAGGGCGAAGTAGACGCCTATAAGAACAATGATGAGGCCAATGAAGTGTGCCTCGCTTAATGTATCTGGACCATTCATAAGTGCATCTCCAAGAACTGAGCTTAGATTTCGTTTAGCTTACTGAACTCGATGTCATTGTTGTATCTGATCTTGACGGTTAGTGGGGTGCAACGAATGATAACGGGTCGGTCATACTGTAACGATTTTTGAAAAGTGTTGAGGTTCTCCGTAAAGCTTGGTAAGGCCTCCTCAGCGGTCAATACAACTGTTTTTGCACGTAATAGCAACGATGAGTGGTGTAGCTCATTAAAACAGTAAACAGCCACCACAGGCTTCTCTAGGACGTTGTGAATGGTAGTAGTGTCGCGATCAGTGTAAAAAAGAATCTCTTTAAGCGATCGGTGTGATTTAAGTGGTGTTAGCGAAACTATATTAGGGAAACCGGTATCGGTATCAAGCGTAGCTACCTGCATAACGGTACACTCTCTTAACAGTATATCGGCCTGCCTGATCGTAGAATTTGCCATAAGTAAGACTCCTGTCTTAACTATTAATTTGATACGAGTAGCTATGTTTTTAACCGTTGATGGTGAATACAATTCATCTTTGCTATAATTAGGTGAATGATGCTCATTGGCGACTAGAAGGGCAGTGACTAAAATGGAAAGTCGTGTTGAAATAAGTGATGAAAAGTTGTTGACTGTTAGAGATGTTATCCGATATTTGCGAATATTCCCAGAGGATACTAAAGTAACATTGGTTGGCATCATGGATGATGGGCCACTCACAGTGGGAGACACCATTTACCATGACAAATTGTCTAGAGAAATATCAATTAAAGCTGACTCTATCTCCATTTAGTTGATATGACTGAAATGCACATATCTTTGTAAGATAGTAGACATTCCAGATCGTTGATATGCATTTAATTCTTGGCCTTCATTGACAACTTGATAAGGCGTCAATGTATAAGTCTTGTCCGTTATTACCCAATGTCCTTTAATGATTTTAGACTCCACGTAGTTAGATGCTCTTTCATCCTGCCTAAGGCGGGTATATGGATAACCATCCGAATTATGGTATTTTATTGTGCAATAAAATACTGAATGGTATATGGCAACTAATAGCTGCTCACACTCTTTTTTGCTTGGAATCAATGATCCGTGGACAACAAGATTTCTTTTCTCTGTGACTTTGCTAAGCTCCTTTAGTACTTGAGAACAATCGTTCCCGAACAAGATTAGGCAAATGCTAATGAAGGCACCTGTAGAACGTTCCGCATAACGAATCGCCTTCGCATTCTTAAACAAAGAAAACATATCTTGATGCTTATTAATTACCCAAGCATAAGTTAATACGAATTCTTGTCTGAATTGTTCCAGGCATGCTTGTGCTGACAGATAACTTTCATAATAGTTATTCTGAATCAATGCCGCTAATGCATGGTCATATAGTAGTTCGTAGACTGGATTGACAGGTATTGATTTGTATGTATGCCCATTTGGACAGCGAAATTCTAGATAAGGTTCGCTTGTTACCTCAGCAACGGCTGTTACATTAAGAGATTTTTTATAGCATTCATAGCACCTACGCTTAACTTCCATATTTTCCTCCTCAGCCCTCGCCACCGGGGCTATTTTTGTGCCCAAAATTTATGATTCGGAATTGACAAAATTCTTTGAATTAATTGCTAAAGATTGACGATATTCAGGTGCATCAGGACTTTCAGTAAAGTCCACGGTTAGGTCTTTATATTCTTCTAGAGCGCTTTCGATCTGCTTAATAGGAACACGGAAATATTCCTTGCGATTATTGACTTTATTGACTCTTTGATTAGCAAATCGCTGATGAAGTTCAGCTTCGAGAGCATAAGCATCATATGAGAAGATCAAAGCATGAACGTCAAACTTGAATGGTACAGATGCGGATCCTAACTCTGCAACCCGCTCCAGAGGGTCGAGGCGGCGTGTAACTCCAATTTTAACAACATCTTTACCAAATGACCCGATATTGGAGATTATATATACGTAACCCGCAGTTGCATTTTCTTGCCTGTAGTCCAAATCTTTTTTCTCAGATTCAGCCTTATCTATATTTTTTTGCAGTTCTTCAAGGCTAGATTGAATTTCTTTCTGATCTTCACCCTGAAGGTTTTCTAGCCTAGTTTGTAATTCTTGATAGGCTTTTTTGTAATGATCCAATTCTTTATCGAGCTTTTTTTGAGCATCGTGCATTTGCTTTTGAGCCTGCTTTTCCTCGCGTTCCCGTTCTCTTTGCTCTCGTAGCTCTTCTCGTTCCTCTTGTTTCTTTTGTTCATACTCATAGGCTAAATGTAATTCATCGACCTTACTGTCTAAGTAAGCGGGGGAAAGGCGAATCCCATTGTCCTCATTAAGCTTGTTTAACTGTTGAAATGATTTTTCGAGTCGATTGTTTATACGATCGAAGTTGCTATAAGTAATCTTGTTAATAGCTGCTTCGGTTTCACCGTTAAAGGAACGTAAAAGTTGCTTACCGTTTTTCTTTTGTATGGAACGACCCTTAGAAGCAGAACCGTTAAAAGATATTGGCATGAATATTTCAAAAGCAGTTTGCCCTTTTATCATGTTTTTTTGATTTTGCCTGACTTCGTCTAATCTAGCCTTATATCCAAGTGAATTAGCAAAAGTGTAGCGAGGCTTGTATAACCCAAATGATTCTATTTCTAACTCGTCCTTTGTGCTTACCAACTGACCCTCTAAAATTTTTTTAGTTTCATTTAGGTTAGCTATTTTGTCAGTTAAAGTGGAGAGGGTAGACTGATTCTTGCTAATCATTTGATCAAGTTCAGACTTAGTTTCCGTTTTTAGATCAATTTCTTTTTTTAGTTCTATAGGCGTCATTTGTTGCAACGTTAATTTGACAGTTGATTCTTGTTTTAGTTTTGTGTTTTCTAATTCTAACAATTCGATTCTTTGCTTGAATTCATTGGACTTGAATATATCCAGTATTCCCATTTTTTCCTCCAAAATAGTTACCGCTTGTAATTGCTAACATTGGGCCTGACTCATCCATTACTTACAATCAAACTAGAGGTTTTCAAAAGTCATTTTTTTGTCAGGCCTGAATACGTGATAAGCCAAGAGCCTAACGCACTTTTAGCCTTTTTAACTTTAGCAATTAAGACTTCACCCTTCTCAACGGAAATTTTGGGGTTCTCACTACTGATAAAGTTAAGATGTTTCCCAGCCCAAATCGTATGGCCGAGTTCTCCATTTGGAATAACCTTCTCCGCCTTGAATTCAATCGTCTTGCCATCGATATTCTTTCCCGAGTTAAGAGCTGATTCAGCTGTGTTTGCAGTGTAGTCAGCTTTTTTAGCTGTATTATTTCCACAGGCAATTAATAAAATTGCCATTAACACAGTTATTATAAAAGCTATTGATTTCTTTCCCATAAACATAACCTCCAAAGCATTCAGCTTTTTTAGTCGTCAGTATTTGGACTGATAATGATCAATTGTAGAAATTGTAGACTTTTGGGCTCGTAAATATGGTTCTGCCGCTATACAACAGACGTCCCTTCCCATAATCAGCATTGCTGTCGTAGAGATATACGTTCGTCATTCTGTCAGCGGTATCAAGACGAATCATTATGCCATGTCCTGAGTTCCACATGTATTCCATGGTAGTAGCATCAAGCTGTGCGGTTTTATAAACGGAAGGCATCTTTTGTATACGATCAACTGCTTTTTGACCAAAAGACTGGGCAAAAGCTTTTTGAGTATTCTCGGAATTTTCTGGAGTTTGTGAGGACTTTGACTGAACAGTCGAAGAGGAAGACGATGCACTGTCCATCACTTGTGAGGAAAGGCTACCAAGTGTTCCCCCAGACACCTTGCCATTTTTGAAATACACAAAGCCTGTGGCGTATGACCAGCTATAGTCGTCATACATGTTTGGATCACCAATAATCTTTTTTACCTGCTTTTCGGACATGCCAAGCCTTAGCTGATATGCATTTTTTAAATCTTGGGTTCTGGTTGAGCTTGTAGATCTACTTGTTGAGTCTGATGATGTCTCACTAGAATTATTGTTGCTGCTGCAAGCAATCGTTCCCAAAGACAAAGTCATCATCCCTATGGTCATTAAAAAAGCTATCGATTTCTTTTCCATATTAATCCTGCCTTAAATCTGCCAATTGATCAGCGAACGCTTGATCAGTATATTTCAAAATGAATAAAACTCCGAAATTGTTTTCTTTGCAGCATCTTCCATTGGTGCAGGAATGTCGAACGCTTGCATGAATCGATTCAAGTTGGCGTCTTCTTTATCAATATCGGCAAAGTATAAGGGAACAAGTACGTGGATTCCCCCTATGTTAGCTTCGCCTTCAATACTGTCCTTTGACGCCGAATAGAAATATAGACAAGCTGGGTCCTGATGGAGCACGTGCATTATTTCATGCGCGGCTTGATAGGGCAATTGTTTCGGCTTATGCCAGTTCATATTAACCGCAATCCAACGTGTTTCGGGATTAGAAACTGACGGAGTATACGGTTTTAGTTTATATGTCAGCTCAGCACCAACTCCACGGTCAAAGCCATAGTTTAAAACTTCCCTCAACATCTCGCTGGTGAATTCAGTCATCATGTTTGCCACCTCGCAGAAGTCTCTTGATTATTTCAAGATCTTCAGGCGGAATGGGGCGACCTTCGAATGTCATGATGGTGTCGTTTTTTGAATCTGATATGTCAATTTGCTCCGGCTTTGAGCGAACATCAGTAACTCCAAGTAAAAAATCGGTAGAAACATTAAAGTAACGGGCTAGTTTCTTAATGGAATCTTGGTCAGGAGTTCTTTCATTCTTTTCATATAAAGAAACAGACGCTTTGCTGACATTTATAATTTTCCCGACATCAGATTGGGTCATCTTCTTTTCGTTTCTAAGTTCTCTTAGTCTTTCTCCGAAGCTCATCATATCACCTCATAGGAATAGAATAGTGTATACAAATTGTAAACTCAATAAAGTTTAAAAAAAGTCTACTTTTTAAGTTGACAGTTTACTAATTGTAGATTATAGTGTTTACATAAAGTTGATTAGGAGGTGATCATTTGAACGAAAAGCTGAAAGAACGCCGCAAGGAATTTCATCTTACAATGCAAGATATTTCAAATATGATTGGCATTAGCAAAGGATATTATTCATTGATCGAACGCGGAGAACGCCGTGTCAGCTATGAATTGGCATTTAAAATTGCCACTGCATTAAAAACGAAGCCGGATCTTATTTTTTTGGAATACCAGTCAACTTTAAGTAAACATAATTCCGCCCAGCGAGAGGAGGCAGTCAAATGAATCCAAAAAAGAACAGGGTGGTAGAGACACCCCATTCTCTGTGGATTAACGGCCACAGTTTTCCAGTGGTTAGCCAGGTAAGAGTTGAACCAGCGGAAGTCAACGCTCCGTATCGAGAGGTTACTGTGACCTTTTTAACTGATAGTTATCAGTTTCGGTCAAAGAATCGATTTAAAGATAAACTTGCTAATCGCTTGGGGCGTGAGCGGTACACCTTCATCAAGCAGAGCCACTTTAAGACGTTGCTTGAAATTGGGCTTCACAAGTTCAGTAAGGTACTGCCGTCCCATTGTCGTTAGCCCATCGATGTATAGAAGTTTTGGCCCAAACTTTACGGTCGCCACATGGCCGCGAACAAGGCCATCATCAATCAGATTTTCAGCGACTTCAAAAATGTCCTTGATTGAATCAGCTTGTGCTTGCTTGTCATCAGAAACTGTAGACAGGTATTTAGCAAATTCGGGGATCTGCTGCAATTCATCGAGAAGTTCCTGGTTAGAAGTTGGCTGACCAGTCTTCACGGCTTCAAGAATTAAACGATACAAATCGAAGTAATCCATATTAATCACCTCCCTTCGATGCAATTATCGCACTCGGAGGGAGGCAATCACACAATATTCAGTTTTCAAGTTAAAGAGGTGAGCCACATGACACGCGAAGCAATGATTGATTTTTTGACCCGCGTCTACCCAGAGGTTCCGGCCTTTGCATTCGAACAAATGCCGGACGAGCAGTTGAAGGGCCACGTTGACGAATGGCTAGCTGAAGACGCTGATCAACTTGCTATGGGTTAATCATAGCCCTCTCTAGCATGAATCAATATCCACCAATATTTCATCTTTTAAAGGAAGTGGAACGTATGAAAGCAACAATTAGTAGCCCTTTGAATAGGTTCGCTACTAGAACCAACACGCCACAGAAGGTGATCGCTTATGCAGCAAAATTAGGGCGCTCAACGATCAACAACTATTTTCATGGAACTCCCGTTAGAGCAAATGAGGCTACTGACATTGCCAATTCGATGAATGACAGCGAACTAAGCTATGAAATGGCTAACTTGTTTCTAGGAATCCCTAAGCTGTTTAGCGGTGACGGAATATACCACGATTTACGCGGACTTTTATTCACCGATAAACGAGAAGAAGACGAGGAAAAAGCTTCTTTCATCAAGCACGACATTGAGGGCCTCGCTAACGATCCCAGCTTTACACGCGATGACGCTAAAAACTTGAAAGCATACGCATTCGAAAAATTGGATAGCACAGTCGCAGATCTAACCGAACTAAATGCTATTTGCGAAATGCTAGGCATCTCAATCATGGATCTTTTTAGTGAAAGGCTCCCGCATTACCAGAAACTTCATTATATGAGGAAGGATGAGCAGGCATGGAACAAGGATTCACACTGATCGATCCCAGTAAGCCGCAAAGGACACGCAAGCCCTTTAAGCCCAAAGTTTATTGGACGCCAAAAGATGTCATGGCACACTATCAGGTTTCTGCCGCAACAGTGAGCCGTTGGAAGAAGCGTGGCGCCCCATTCGTTGGACCTGGTAAAACACAGCGAGTTGAGCCTGAGAAGATGGAGCGTTGGTTTGCACGACAATAGGAGGCCTAACAAATGTTAGAAGCAATCATGTCAGTGCTGTTCGATCCAACATCAGCGTTTTGGAAGTATCTGCTTGTAGCTATGGCTGGCATCATGATCGGTGCCACGGCGGTGGGCGGATGGAAGCAGTGGATTGAATAGGAGGACAGCACATGCGAGATACAAAAGAGTATTGGCAAGACATTCACGACCAAGTCGAGAACTTCATCTACAAAGGTCACGCCGATCTTGGCTGGGATTGGATGTTCCAGCTCAGTTTGATCATGCTCAATAAATGCGCACAAAAAAATCCCGCAGCGCCAACTACGGGAAGTCAAAAATTTAGCACATTAAATTATAGCTTAAGTTTATCACGGAAGGCGGTCGATGACCATGCTTGATTGGAAAGGAAAGCCAATTCCTTTTGACGAAAGTGTCATCACCAATGTTGGACCTGAGGGTGACAACATCAAAGATGATCCAAAAGAAATCCGTAAATACATCTTGGCTCAGCTTAGTGGCGTTGCCATTGCTGCTAATGATGAAAGGAAGCTTGACTATGAATAATGACATTGCAACAACGGATACCCTGACTTATCGGGTGGACTATGAGAAACCAAAAATCACATTTCACAATTTTGAAGAACTTAAGGCTCACATAGAAGAGCGACTTACTAAGTATGAAAGCTTGGCGGTTACTCCTGACACAAAAACCGACATCAAACATTCTATCGCTGAATTGCGATCCTTGCGCAAAGCTGTTGATTCTCGCCGCAAGGAAATTAAAAAGGACTATGAGGCACCTCTCAAGGATTTTGAAACCAAGGTTAAAACGCTAACAGGATTGATTGATAACACGGTCAGTCCACTGAACGACAAGGTGAAAGCCATCGAAGATCAGGAACGCGAGGAACGCCGTAATGAAGCAATTACACTTATTTCGGAGATGGCCCCAAATTATGACCTGATTCCTAGCGAGATCGAAATAGAGAATGAGTGGCTCAATAAGATTTCAAAAGCAAAACTCACCAAACTGATTGGTGATCGCATGGGTTGGCTTCAAAACGAGAAGCGTCGAATCAAAGCAGATCGCGATGCGACCACTGCATATGCCAAACAAGCCGGATTTGACCCGGAAGGATGGACTGCCTTGGTCGAACAGGGACAAGGTTTTGACGCAATTCGGTTGCAGATCGATTCTGCTGCGATGAAGCGCAAGCAGGAACAGGATCGGCAAGCCAAAATCAAAGAATCTGCTGATGCGATCGCTAAGCTAAACCGGGCAACTGTTGAAACAAATACTGGACAAACCAATATTGATTTGACGACGGGTGAGATTGTCGAACCGAAGTTCACACGTGCAATGCGCGTTACCGCAACTGAAAAACAAATGTGGGCATTAGCCAGATACATGGATGACAACAAAATCAAGTATGAATCACTCAAGGAGGTTTAATCATGCAAGAAATTCAAGAACGACAGCCAAATGAAACTTCATCAATGGGGCTGATTATGTCTGTAGATCAAGGCCAAGCAACTAAGAAAATTGCTGCCATTAATCAATTCCAAGGCCTCATCAACAGCCAACTGAAAAAAGATCAAGACTATGGCGTTATTCCTGGAACACAGAAACCTACTTTGTTAAAGCCGGGAGCAGAGAAGATCTTAATGTTGCTTGGCCTAAAAAGTGAGTACCAAGTGGTAGATAAAGTTGAAGACTTTGACCGAGGCTTCTTTGCTTATACCGTTCAAGCTAGTCTCTATCATGGGTCTGATCTAATTACACAAGGCTTGGGTGCCGCAAACACAAAAGAAACACGGTATCGGAAGAACAACTTTAACAAACAGACTCGTAAAAAAGACCCGTGGGACGGAGTCAGTTACCAAGATCCGTATACTTTGCAAAACACGGTGTTGAAGATGGCTAAGAAACGTGCACAAGTTGATGCCACATTGACTGTTGGATCACTATCTAATGTTTTCACGCAAGACGTTGAGGACATGAAGGATTTCAACCAGCGTGAGACTACCGAAACCATGAACAATGGCGATGCCAATACTATGAAGATTACATTCGGAAAATATAAAGGCCGAACCATAGGTGACGTTGTCCAAAGTGACCGCAGTTACCTGGAATGGCTTGAAAAGAATGCAAAGGATGCCTCAATGCGCCAAGCGGTTGCAATGACCCTGCACGGTCAAAATAGTCAGGCACCACAACCTCAAGCACCGACGCAACATCAGCAATCTAGCCAGCAATCTGAATCACAACAAACCCAGACACAACGTCAAACCCCACCATCAACCAATCGGCGCCAGGCCGGGTCCTACAATGGAATGCCACCAGCTCCAAGCGATGCGGATGAGCCACCATTTCCCTTCTAATAAATCAGACGATATGGCGTAACCATACGGACGGGTGTGAGGCCCATTAAGAACAGCAGGAGGTGACTCACCGCATGGATTTATTCAAGCTAATTCGAGAGTTCTACATTCAGCAAAGCGTTAATCCGCTAAGCACAGGACAGATAGCATTATGGCATGGGCTGGTTTACCAATGTAACCAGCTAGGCTGGCCAAGCGAATTCAATATGCCGAATCGAACACTCGAAACGTTGACTGGTTTAAGCCGTCAGGGCATCGTCAAAGCCCGCAACGCGCTAAAGCAGTCAGGGCTGATAGATTTTCAAACTAACGGTGTTAAGGCAACGACCTACTCAGTCATCGATATTTCACGAAAACTTAGTACGTCAGATAGTAGGCAACCTAGTAGTCAAGCTGATGGCAGTGTGTCAAATAGTAGGCAACCTAGTAGGCAACATAGTAGGCAACACAGTTTACAAGGTAGTTTACAACCTAGTAGGCAACACAGTAGCACATACACTAAACAAGACGAGACTAAACTAGACAAAACTAAACGACAACAGACTACTGCTCCAGTAAAGGCAGCAGAGAGGCCTGCTGAAGAACCGTCATCGTCGTCATCATCAATTCTTGATATTTGCAATTTCTGGGAAGGCAACGGGTTTGGACAACTATCACCGTTCACCAGAGAAAGCCTTGTTGATTGGGTTGATGACATGCGAAAAGCAGGATCACCTGAACCTGAGAAGCTAGTTCTAAATGCGCTACGGACTGCAGTTGAAAGCAATGTCAGAAACTACAAGTACGTCAATGGCATCTTGAAAAACTGGGAGAGCAAGCGTCTTCTCACGGTTGCTGCTGTCGAAGCAAACGATAGTGAACGCCAGTCAAACCGAACGCCGCACACCGAACCAAAAAAGGAGAACTGGGGATATGGAGTCGACTAAAGGCTTATTCACACATGCGGACGTGCAAAAAATCATTGAGAAGCGTGGAATTGACGTTAATACGCTGCCAACTCAGGCCGAGATCGAACACCGCTTCTACGAACGCTCTATGGCCGCTTTGAACCGTAAAAAGGCACGTGCAATTTATCGCTACTCAGTCTTCCCCGGAAACGTTCCGGCTAAGTTTACGTTCGATAAATGGCAGCCTGAAATGCAGACGGATTTGCAGAAATCAAGAGATCTGGGAAATAGGGCATACAAGTTGGCAAAACAAATGCAAGAAACGCCTGAAAACGTGATTTTATTTGGCCCTCGTGGAACAGGAAAGACATCACTTGCTTTGGCGATGCTGACGAGCATACGAGATGAAGGCCAGTCAGGGCTGTTTATTTCAACAGCAGAGCTGAGTAACCTAATGAGCTTGCAATATGATGCACCAGACGTTCGCCTGCGTTTAGTGGGCATTGAGCGCGCAATGAAAGAGGCTGACGTGCTTTTGTTGGACGACTTCGGGACAGAAGGCGGTATGAAACTCGACATCAAGCCAGTGAGACGTGACATGCAAGAGCTGATGTATCGCGTTGCAAATGCCCGCCTTGATTTTGAGAGCAACAGTCCTCGTCTATCAACAATTATCACAACGAACAACGAGATGAGCGAGCTCGAGCATATGTACAACAGCAAACTAATCAGCCGAATTATTCCAAAATCAAAAGATTGCACATTGAATTTTGAAAAGTTAACGGACGTAAGGGGGAAAAGATCGTGACAGCCGAAGAAATGACGAATAGAGCTTTGCAGCATTTGGACAAGCATTTGCGGGCCTACGAAGCGTCCTTGAATCAAACGATAGCGGACGTTGAACGCGATTATGACAGTGGTTGCCTAAACGTTACTGAAGCACAGTGGCAAGACATTATCGTACTTTTAGGCGCTGTTATTCACGCTGATACGCGCATGATTTGCGAAGCGTCAGAGAGTATCTGTGCTGACGGTGGCGTATCGGGGAGCTTGCTGCGTTTATTGTGGCTAGCTAAGCATTTCGCAACACTAGATTTTTCAATGAAACCGAGCATTAAACAGGAGGCATTCTAAATGCAAGCAATTAAAACAAAAATGATGGTCGGTGAACTGGTTGTGGTTCCTGATCGAGTATTCATGGGCGTGCGTGATCTCGGTGGTGTGGCACGAATCATCAGAATCGAGAAATACAACGCCAGAGGTGAACATCAAGACATCAACAAGCCAGTTGCTTTTGATGTCAAGGCACCTAAAGAGCTAATCACAACGGTTGAGATGGTTGACGGTAAGCAACGTCAATACTATCTGAAGGACGTGAAGCCATCGTGAACAGGATTATTATTCCTTTGCCCCTCATGACTCTTAACCAGTACATCAAGGTTGAACGAGGCAACATGTTCGGCGGAGCAAAAGTCAAGAAACAAGCAACGGAAACGGTAATGTTGGCTGTGAGAAAAGCGATGAATCAGGGCGTGAAATTTCAATGGGGGAAACCTCTAAGCTTCGACTGGTACTGGTATGACAAGCGAACAGACCCGGACAACATCGCGTTTCAGCACAAGTTTATCTTCGACGGCATGCAAAAGGCTGAATTTTTAGAAAACGATAATTGGGATCACATTGTAGAACTGCGAGATAGGTTCTTTATTGACAAAGCTAACCCGAGAGTTGAAGTCGAAGAGATCGATTGAAGGGGGACAATTAATGAGATCGCTAGAGTTATTTGCGGGAATTGGTGGCATCGCATTGGCTGAACAAATGGCTGGCATTGAAGTGGCCGGTTTGTGCGAGTATGCAGACTATCCGCGCATGATTTTAAAAAAGCACTGGCCAGATGTGCCCTTATTCAAGGATGTGAAGAAGCTTGATCAAGAAGAACTCACAAATGCAGGAATCAGCCCTGACTCAATTGACATTGTTTCCGGAGGATTTCCTTGCCAGCCTTTTAGTATTGCCGGGAAGCGAAAAGGCACGGAAGATGACCGCGATCTCTGGCCGGAGATGTTTAGAATTATCAAGCAAGTCTGGCCGACTTGGGTTGTTGGAGAGAATGTTGCTAACTTCGCAAACATGGAACTCGACAGAACGCTTTCTGACCTGGAAGGCGCGGGATACCAAGCACGGGCATTTGTACTACCAGCTTGTGCCGTCAATGCCCCGCACCAACGGCTCAGAACATTCATTGTGGCCCACGCCGACAGCAAGCGATACTTTTACCGCGAACCTGAAAAGCAGCCAGCAGAGGATAGGCAGTCACCATTCAGTAACGTTGCCACAAGCGGTGAGAATGTTTTGGCTAACTCCGACGGCAACAGATGGGAAAAGAGCAAGCCAGTTTTCAAGCAAAAGTTTAGCAAAAGGAAAAGTGAACGGGAACCTAGCACAACAAGTAGCACACCAGCAAAGTGGCAGCCTGAACCCAGCGTGGGTCGAGTGGCTGATGGGGTACCCAATCGGATGGACAGAATAAAAGCGTTAGGAAATGCGGTAGTACCACAGCAAATACTGCCGATATTTAAAGCGATCGTTCAAATTGAGGAGGACAACCAATGAAAACTGGAGACGACACATTCGATGACATCTACATCAGCAAAGAAACGGGCGAGGTCGTAGGGGTCATGCTTGATGGACGCGACTACAAGCTAGTGCCATTAAATAAATGCGATATCCCACTGGGACAATTGACCGATCATATTAATAACTCTGTATATCGAAAAGAGGACGAAAAATGAGCGAAGAAAAATTGTACGCGGTGAAGAATGATAGAGGTCAGTGGGCGGATCCAGGCTATACTTTTGGTTCCGGTGCATGGGTAACACCAGACAAAGCCGAGCGTGAAGAAGATGCAAAACATCATGGTGGCCACGTTGTCATGCTCGTTGAGGAGCCTGAAAAGGTAGTGATAACCAAAGAGCAAGCCAAAATCGTTGAAAATGCTCGTGATGCAGAATATCCGGCAACTTATATTTCTGACCATTCTTATGCCGATGAGGAAAGACTGATTATTAATGCTTACGTCAACGGCTACATCGTGGTAAAGGAGAAGAAGTATCTGGTCTACAAAGTGCTTGGCGGTAAGCAGAAGCATGAGCAGTTTGCTCAAGCGTACCGATCTTCAATTTATCCCGGAACCGTCTCATGGATTCTTAATAATGAGGTCACCAACAGGTCATTTGCTCAGTTCACCGAAGCAGAGATTGAACATTACGGCTTGCAAGACTGCGAGAAAGAAGAGGTGACTGACGATGCTGATTAAGCTAGACAGCGGTGACTATGTAAACACGGATTACATTGAAAGATTGTGGATGATTAATGAATATGACGGCTTCATCAGGTTTGTTAATGCTCCAGACGTCCCTATCAGTGAAAACGATCGTGGCCTTATTCTAAAGGCCATGGCATTTTCACCATTAATTAATGGCCAAGAGGTGACTGACGATGAGCAATGAGACGAAGCGGGACGTGTTCGAGAAATTAGTCGAAGAACTAGCAAATGCATACATTGCCTTGGACGGTGAAGGAATTGGCGAAGAACTTACTAACGAAGACAAACAAGCCTATCTGAAAGACTATGACATAGCCCTGCCAGATGATCTGCCGGTGGTTCCAAAAGCAGTTGGTGAATGGATCAAAGAGTGCAAGCACAGAAATGTTACATTGGCAGATACGCTATGTATGGAAATGCGGCCTGAAAGTGTTAGGGGGTGGATGGCATTCAAAGATGGAGAGATTGCCAATGGGTTCGATGATGCAGGTTATCACCGCAAGCAAGAAATAATGGCAAAAGCATGGGTGCTAGGCGTCTGGCGCGTTGAGGAAACAGGAGAAATCGTGAAACTGGAGGCAGAGAAATGAAATGAGAGATTAAGTTCAGAGGTTTACCAACTTGCAAAGAAAAGGACGAGCTAGACTATATCAACTTTGATCACGATGGCAACTTTGCCGTTGGCTTTTACGAGGACGGATACATCATTGGCAAGGTTGCTGACGCCAATGACTAGTATATTTACCCCGAATTTTGGGTAGCTGTTGATAGAAACACTGTTGGTCAGTACACCGGCATTAAAGACAAGAACGGGCGGAAAATCTACGAAGGCGATATCGTGAAAAACGAATATGGGAAAGTAATGGAAGTTCAATACGATCCTAGATCTGTTGCTTTTGGTGTTGGTGATTATTATTTTGGAACGATTGGATCTGGCAAAATTTTAGAGGTCATTGGCAACATCTTTGAGGACAAACAGCTATTGGAGGGAAGGCAATGAAGAAACGCGATAGAGTCAACAAAAAGTTTGTTAGTAAAGCACGCCGAACTATGAGAATACTACTCACGCGAATGTCGCCATCGGAACGAGAATTTTGCAGAACTGCCAGTTTTGATATTTACTATTACGGTTTTGGAAAAAGATGGAGAGCAATTGAACGATCATGGCGAAAAATGATGGAAGCAAAGCAATGATTGCCGTCATGCTGCTAATCTCAGGTGCTGCAATGTGGATGTGGGCTAACTGGAAAAGAGGAAAATGATTGCAAATAAAAAAGCGCGTCTGATTAAGGACGCGCCGGAGGCCAGACGTACGATTGAGAGTAAATGAAATCAAAGATTAGGAGTTGGCCTCCAATGACAGTATAGCAAACGCACATGTTGAAAGTACATTTAAAAGCATCAAAAAAGCGCGCCGGGTGTTGACGCGCTCTGGAGGCCAAACGTACACGTGATTGATAGCAAATGGAATCGTTTAAAAGGAGTTGGCCTCCGTATGCAGTATACCAAAAAGCGCGTCACATAAGCAACGCGCGGGAGGTGCTTGAATCAGATTGTTCCCCCAACTTATAAGGTTAACACGCATAAGAAAGCATCTCCAAAAGTAGTATAGCAAAAGTCGCCCCGGATTAACAGGACGACTCAGTCTATCAAATCGAATTATTTGAAAGATAAGCATATCACAGAAAGAAGGAACTAAAAATGATCAAAGGCTTTAAAACAATCGATTTGAGCGCCAAGAAGGGATTTACAACTTTACCATACCCAGCACTGTCAGTTACTGAAAACAGGCTATCTCTTAATTCCAAAGCACGTGCTGCCTTGGGTGACTTCAAAGCCTTGCAATTTGGCATTGACGACAATCAATCGCAACTGGCGGTATTAGCAGCCCCAGCGGACGCAAGAGGAGTTGTGATTGCCACAACTGGGTTGAAGAAAAGCGGAATTATCTGCCGCTCTGAGCTGAGTCAGTTGCTTGCTAAAATTTCCAACAGCAAGAAGCCAGTATTCAAAGGCCACGTTAAAGAGCCAGCAACCATTGTCTTTGATTTATAGGCTTAGTCGAAACCGCTGGGAGGGTCAAATGAAAAAGGAATCAGTCATTAAAAAGAAGCGTCGACGCATGAGGGCCGCACGGCTTGCCAATAAAAGAAAGATCACCCAGGCAAAGGAACGTGAACGCTGGGGCGGCAAATATACACTAGACGAATTAATCGAGCAGAGCATTAATCTTTAAGCATCAAAAAAGCGCACCATTACGGCACGCCTTCCCGATGAGTTTTAGACAAATTCATTATACCATAAGGGGTGGTCTACCGATGACGTTAATTCAAGAAATAGACGAAAATGCGACACGTACAAAGGCAAGAGAGATATTGAAAGACTTCCGAACGCTATCACGCATCGGCGGCGTCTATTTGTCTGACATTAAATCACCCGTTATAGATGGTATGCCAAAGACACGTTCAGTAAACAATTCGGTAGATGGCAAATTGGCGAAAGTCGTCAGTGCCCGTATTAGCGTTGAACTGATTGAACATGCTTTGATGGCGCTCACAACCACAAGCTTCTGGACGCTGTTTTACTCATATTGTAACAAAGAGGTACTGACTTATGACCAGATTGCTTATCGCATGCAAGGTTACTCAAGAGAATCAATCAAGAAGCTTAAGAACCGAGCACTGTTAGAATTTGCAGAAGCCTATCAAGGAGAAAATCTATTGGTTTTCAAAAACCCCGAAAAAGCCCCGAATTAGCCCCTTTTGGGCCCCGAAAAAGCCCCCAAAAGATCGTTTATAGGCAGTATTATGGTATTGTGCCAAAGGTGAGAAACCTGAGACACCGCATTTTTCCTCCGAGCCTCAGTGATGATAAAGCTGTGGCAAGGCGTGGAAAATGGACTGACCGTGATAGTCAGGCGGGTTCGATTCCCGCATGCCACATTGTCCAGTTTAGCGACCGGACACAGCTTGCGATGACCCCATCTGACACTGGGAGAGCGAGCAAATCGCTGTGGCGGAATAGGTAGACGCCAACCAGTAAATGCGCATAGTTAGAGGGGCTGGCAATGGCCCATGTCGGGTGCAAATCCCGACCAGCGATATACGGCCGATAATTGAGACGTTTTGCAGCGTCAATAAATTAAACTGCTATGTTAGCGCGACATAGTAAGCCAATCTATTATGCTAGTAGATTGCAATGATGGGGCAGATGCGGCTCGCCCATCAATCATGCGAGCAACAGAATAGACATTGATACCGGTTACTCAATGCTGAAACGGGATGGTGCAACTCCGCCCGATCGCTTTGGACCAAGTCTGGTAAACCCTAGGAGTAGGCACCGGACTATAGCACTCCACCAAACGGTGAGGTGCTATTTTTATACAACAAAAAGCCCTCGCTCTGGGAAAACGAGGGCCAATCACTTTTGAGCGTGAGAATGAACTCACTAAGTCATTGTAACACAATACTTATAATAGGCACATAAAAAAGCTCTCGGTTGGGGGCCGAGAGCTAGAAGATTAGGGTAGTACCTAGGAGTGAAAATGAGTATCTATTGGGAACAATTTAATTTTAACTCATCGAAATTTTTTAAGCAACAAAAAAGCTCTCGGGGCCGAATCCGAGGGCTTAAGAACTCGGGAAGTTCTTTATGAGGAAGCTGAGCAGAATCTCTAAACTGCTCACGGTCATTATATTTCAGGAGGCGAGTAGATGCAATGGACAGATGAACAGATCAGTGACATTAGGAAGCTCGCCTCTGAAGGATTTACCAGACGAGAGACAGCCGACAAACTCGGGATTAGCTATGATGCTCTTCAGGGCAAAGCAAGACGGCTTGGCATCGAGTTCCAAAAACCACTAAAGAATGAATACGATTCAGACGGAACACAATCTAGTGAAACTATCCTGAAAGTCGTCAGGGGCCACAAAATGACGCCTAGAGAGGTTTTGGAAGCTCACGGGTACGATTACACCAAGTGGGAACTTGTACGTGCCACAAGCAATTACTGGAAGCAAAAACCTGAAGCAACGCTCTTCCAGAGCAAGATACAAATTAGGCCGTTAGTTGAAGCAGAACAATATGAATCATTGATGAATGACATCATCACACACAAGGAGCCATACCAAGCTAAGGCTCCTATATTTGTGGAATCAGATCGCTATCTTGTCATTCCTGCTTTCGATACACACTTCAATGGTCACACATTTGACATCTATGCTGAATCTCTGAAACGTCAGCTAGAGATCATTCAACGCGGCCACTACGCCAAAATATTGCTCATTCTAGGCGGTGATCTAGCTCACGTGGACAATATCAACTCAACCACAGCAAAGGGCACACAGCTCGAAACAACTGACCTAGGCGAGACCGTTAATGAAATGGAGCAATACTTCGAGACGTTGATTGAAGCAATTATCAAGAACGCCAATGAGTGTGAGGTCATGTATTGTGCCGGAAATCATGATCCGTCAGTTGGATATATGTTCGCACGTCTATTGAAACGCGCCTACAGCAACCAGACAAACATCACTTGGGATATATCGCTGAAGCATTACAAAGGCGCAATGTTAGGCCACAACTTCATTGGTGCTACTCATGGTGACAAGGGCAAGAACAACTACCTTGCAAAATACCTAGACGAGTTTGGTTTCATGTTGGGCACAGCACAGAATCGCGAGCTGTATACTGGACATCTGCATTCAGAGATGAGCAAAGACCTAGGCGGATTCGTTCAGCGTCAAGTATCAACACGCAAGCCAACTGACAAATGGACTGATGATATTGGCGTGGTTGCTCACAAAACGTTTGAGTTGGTCGAATACAGCGACCATGATACCCGTGCCATTTACTATGTGTGAGGTGATTTCATGGCTCAAATGGTAATGACAAATTTCGGCTACATGTCGAAGGCTGAAGCCTCAATCATCGGGAAACTCGCAAAAGAGGAAGCTCAGAAGAAGGCTAAGGAAGATAAGAAAAAGCGCGGGAGGTGTGGTGATATGTGATGAAACTAAGCAAGCGGCAGAAAGCATTCGCTGATGCCTATCTTACCAACGGAGGCAATGCTACAGAGGCAGCGAGAACTGCTGGATATTCGCCGCACAACATTGGTGCCAACGCAGCTAAAACCCTAAAAAACCCTAAAATTCAAGCTTACATGAAACGACGACTGCAACCGATTGAACGCAAGGCTGATCTCGATGTTGAAAAGGCAATTATCCACTTGCTTGATATTGGCATGGGCCGTGAGATCACTGCCAGAAGCTCGACATACGACAACATTAAAAAGATGATGCTAGAAGACACGACAATGAAATATTCGCCAGGGCCTAAACAGCAGGTTGAAGCTCTTGAATTGTACTTGAAGTATAAGGGCATGCTCAGGAACTCAAGCAAGGCACTCGAAGATCAGCAGGTTGCCAAAACTACGGCCGATGTTCGCAAGGCTAATGCTGAGGCTGACATCATGGAAGCAAAAGCTAGCGCTTACCGCACTCCAGAAGGCCAATATGGAGGACTGAACAAGCTTTTGGCAGCAATTGATGAGAGTATCCCAAAGGGTGGCGATGTCAATGACAACTCCGATTGATCAATTCAAAGGGAAACAGTTAGACATCATCAACTGGTGGCGCCGCTATCCAGACAAGCAGACAATCATTGCTGATGGTGCTGTGCGTTCCGGAAAGACGTTTGCGATGTCGATCAGCTATGTTCTGTGGAGCATGATTGTGTTTGACCGCGAGCAATTTGGCATTGCCGGTAAAACCATTGGATCATTACGCCGAAATGTGATTAGGCCACTCAAACAAACATTGCAACAAGTGGGATTCTCAGTTGTGGATCGGCGTTCAGAAAATATGCTGGAAATTAGCCTTGATGGAAGAACCAACCTATACTACTTATTCGGTGGTAAAGATGAAAGCAGCCAAGATCTGATTCAAGGGATCACACTTGCCGGAATGTTCTTTGATGAAGCAGCTCTCATGCCACAGTCGTTTGTCAATCAAGCGACAGCACGTGTTTCCGTAACTGGCGGCAAATACTGGTTCAATATGAACCCAGAGGGCCCGTATCACTGGTTCAAAACTGACTGGATTGATCAAGCGGACGAAAAACGCGCATTGCGTCTCCATTTCGTGATGACGGACAATCCTAGCCTGAGCGATGAAGTCATTGACAGGTACGAACATATGTACTCTGGAGTGTTCTACCAGCGATACATTCTGGGACAATGGGTTCTGGCTGATGGAATTGTCTACGACAACTTCAATAAAGACGAGATGGTCAGCAATCCGAACCAGCAACCAAGCCGATACTATGTCAGTGTGGACTATGGCACACAGAACCCCACAGTTTTCTTACTTTGGGGTAAATGTGGGTCTGTTTGGTATTGCCTCAAAGAGTATTACTACGATGGACGGCATAGCAGCAGACAGAAGACAGATGATGAATACGCTCGGGATTTCAGCCAATTTGTCGGTGACATACGCTGTGAAGTGATTGTTGATCCATCAGCGGCTTCATTTATTGCCAAACTGAGAGAACGCCGGTATCGGGTTATTAAAGCTGATAACGATGTGCTAAACGGCATTAGAGAAACGCAAACAGCTATGAACTCTGGTGAGATCAAGTTCACACCTGGGCTAACTAATCTGTTCAAAGAGTTCGCTTCTTATGTGTGGGATGACAAGGCCAGTCAAAAGGGCGAAGACAAAGTGGTCAAGGCACATGACCACGCAATGGACGCCATGAGGTATTTTGTCATGCAGGTAATCAAACGGAGAAATGCAGCTCATACGTTCAAGAACACAAGCAAATACTTCTAAGGAGGTGGCCATCATATTAACAGTTCAAGGTAAAGGCTCAATCACAGACGGAGATGTGTTCATTTTCCCGACTGATGAAGAGCTGACTGGCGATGACATCAATGCGTTTATTACCGCCAATGATGATCTAGCTAAAAACAAGTACCTTCCAGCAAAGAAAATGTACCTCGGTAAGCACCAGATTATTGATGATGCGAAAAAGGATCATGGGCCAGACAATCGTCTTGTTGGCAACTTGGCTCATTATATCGTGGATACCTACAATGGGTTTTACATTGGCATTCCACCAAAGATCACGCTCGACAACACACAGGACAACACCGTGCTGCAAGAGTGGAACGATACGAACAGCGTTCAGGACAAATTAAGCGAGATCAGCAAGCAAGCATCCATTTACGGACGGGCGCTTGCTTTTTTGTATCAGGACGAAGACAGCAAGACGTGTATTGCGTACAGCTCGCCTATCAATTCATTCATTGTCTATGATGACACGGTAGCGCACAAAGCCATTGCGTTTGTCATGTATTGGCATGATGAAGACAAGACGTTGACCGGAAAGGTATACCTGAGAGACGGCATATACGCTCTTGATATGACACGTCTTGAAGGGACAGACGGATTTAACCCATTTAACGAAGTGCCAGCAGTTGAGTTTTTCATGAACACCGAGCGACAAGGCATCTTTGAGAACGTTGAGACGCTCATCAATGCTTTAGACAAGGTGCTAAGCCAGAAGGCGAACCAGAATGAGTATTTTGACAATGCGTACTTGGTTCTCAAAGGCCTGAAACTCGATGAGGACGATGACGGCAACCCCAAACTCGATCTTAATGGCAACCAAATCATCTATGCTCCGGACGCCGATTCTGCTCAAGGCGTAGCTGAGTTTCTGACCAAACCTGATGGCGATGCCATTCAAGAGCACCTTATTGATCGCCTCATCAGCATGATCTACCAGATCAGCATGGTCGCAAACTTGAACGATGAAGCATTCAGCGGCAATAGCTCTGGTGTTGCATTGCAATACAAATTGCTACCAATGCGCAATCTAGCGGCCAATCAAGACCGTAAGTTCACACAGTCACTCCGGTCCCTTTACAAGATCGCGTTCAGTGTTGGGACAATCCTTCCAGAAAGTAAATCTGATGACTGGCAAAAGCTTAACTTCGCATTCTCGCGAAATCTTCCGGAGAACATTACCGACGAAGCGGACGCGGCTTCTAAGCTCAAAGGACTTGTATCAGATCAGACTATGCTTAGCACCTTATCATTTGTCGATGATCCCAAGGCCGAAATGAAACGCATCGCTGATGAGATCGCCCAGAAAGCAAAAGACGCTGCTACTAACAGCCCGTCAAGCCCGGACTTCCAGAAATTGCTGAATGGTGGTGGCAATGATGACAACAACGACTCAACAACAGATAGCGAGTAATTCTGCCTACTGGAATAAGCGAACGGCCGCTGAACGGAAATGGATTGTCGAGAACCTTAAGAATGACGAGGCGTTCAATGTCCGAATTCAGGAATATTTTGACAAAGCTTTAACCAACATTCAAAAGGATATTAATTCAGAGTTTGCCAAGTATGCCGCATATAGCAACGACAGTATGGCCGGTGCGCGTCAAGCAGTGATGGCCACCGATATTAAAGCTTATCAAGTCGAAGCCAAGCGGATCGTTGATGATGCTAGAAAGATGTACAACGGTGAACCGCTCAAATATTCCGACTTTAGCAAGGATGTCAATGATCGTCTCAAGCTATACAACGCTACCATGCGGATTAATCGCTTAGAAATGCTCAAGAGTGAGATTGGTCAAGAAATGCTTGATGCACACATGAAAGTGAACGCTGATCTTGTTTCCAAGCTGAGTAAGGATTATCAATCCGAGATCAAACGGCAAGCTGGAATACTTGGAGAGACGGTATCTAAGGGCGGCTACACTGATTTAGTCAAGCTGCTCTCCAAACGAGAGGGAGATTACACCTTCTCACAGCGCATCTGGATCAACCAAGACATTCTAAAGGCTGAACTGGATGAGCTGCTGACAGCCGCCACTATTCAGGGACAAAGCCCGTTAAAGATTGCTCGCAAGCTACGCGGTCAAGTGGCAGAAACGGTGAACAGTCACCGCTATGTGACAGAACGAATTGCACGTACTGAGTCAGCTCGTATTCAAACACAGGCGCAATTAGATAGTTTCCACAAATTTGACTATCAGTACTGCAAATGGGTGGCTGAGCCAAGCGCGTGTGATGTGTGCAAGGAGATTTCAGAAGGTGGCAGAACTGGTAGAGGCATTTATCGTGTAGACGATGTGCCAGATATTCCAGTTCACCCCAATTGCCGATGTTCCATTGCGGCATATGCGCCAGATGATGAATCAGACGATGATTAGGAGGAAACAATGAAGCTACCGGAAAAAGTGTTGATTGATGATATCGAGTACAAGGTTGAGGAGGTCAGTCACAAAGAGCTTCAGCTAAGTAGCGAAGACTTAAAAGGCGATTACTGGGGAGAAACGCGTTATAAGCAAGCTTGTATCCGTATATGTGAAGGTATGGCTGAGGACGAGGCCAAAATCACTTTAGTACATGAGATTATCCACGCAATCCTGCAAGAGCGAGGGTTCGACCAGCAAAACGATGACGAGGCAATGGTTGACGGATTAGCACATGCGCTTCGCATGTTGGCCAAGCAGAACCCAGAGTTGGTCAGGGAGGTACTGTCATGAAATCAGAAGGTTTGAAAACGCGTGAAAGCATTAAAAAGCGCCTGCTTAATTTGGCAGCAGAGGCTAATAGCATTAAAGACTATGAGCTAGGAGCGCTTATCCTGACCGCATACAATCGATGCGATGACAATGTGACCATTCAGAATGGCAATTTATATGTCAACGGCAAACTGATGATAATCGACAATGCGACACTTGCCAATTATATGGGACTGTCATTAACCGGCGACACTAAATCGACATCTGGTAACGTGTCAGGTCCTCACCTAAGCGTTATTGAACTGAAAGATGATGGCCCATATCTTAACGGCAAACGTATTGAAGGTGTCATTGATATGAACATCGATTCAAAGGTCGGCGATCATACCAAAGTTGTCATTAAACTTGCTGCTAATGTGCATGGTATAGACGACATCAAGCAAGAATACAGTTTCTAATCTAGGAGGAAATCATGAAATATCGTAAGAAGCCGGTTGAAATTGAAGCTGTTCAGTTTACTGACGATCCAGATACACTAATTAAGATCAATGATGGCCTTGGATTAGATCCGGTTAACGTGTCATATGAAGATCCGGATAACCCAGTTTTGAAGATTCCAACACTTGAAGGCGTTATGACCGCTCAAGTTGGCGATTACATCATCAAGGGCGTTAATGGCGAATTCTATCCGTGCAAGCCTGACATCTTTAAAGAAACGTACGAACCATCTGGGCTTTCGGTAGATGGTAAATTGCTTGCGGAAAAATTGGCGGTGCCGAGCGAACGCGAGGTTGATAAACAAGCCAGACGTGAACGACGCCGTAAAGGACTTTTATAAGCCGCAGCTAGCGGCTATTTTTATGTCATCAAGTCCAAGCGTGATCGACTCTAAAAGCTCCGGTAAATTAAGACGCAAGCCTGATCCGTCTAAAAAGCTGTGGAAGGAGTTCTGAACATGATTCCTAAGATTTTAATGCCTATGAATTTGCAATTTTTCGCTGAAGATACTGGCACTGACGGTAGTCAAGAGAACCAGCAAAACGGCGAATCTCAAAGTGACAATGACACCAACGCTCAAGACTCGGAAAATGACCAAGATAGTTTTGATGAAAGCTCTGATCAGCATACCTACACCGATGAGCAGGTAAACGATATTGTCAAAAAGCGTCTTGCTCGTGCCGAGAAGGAGAAGCAAGCTGCTGTTGATGAGGCTGCAAAGCTGGCCAAGATGAATGCCGACCAGAAGAAGGATTATGAGCTAGAAAAGGCTCAAAAAGAGCGAGACGAACTCAAGTCACAGCTTGCCACCTACGAGATGGGCAAACAGGCTCGATCGATGTTTGAGGACGCCAAATTGACAGTCACTGAGGACGATTTGCAGCACGTTGTAACGCCAGAGGCAGAATCTACTGAGGCGAATGTAAAGTGGCTCATTGCGCATGATCAGGCAGTGGCTGAAGGTGTTCGTCAAGAGTTGCTTAAGGGAAGCACACCCAAAACGCATGGTTCAAAGGTGGAGACTCCGGGCGCGGCATTTGCTAAACAACGGAATCAGCAGAGCCAAGTTGTTAACGACCCATGGAAACAAAAATAAGGAGGTACTTTTATGTACGCAGGTAAAAAGGTAACCGCATCTGAGATCAACTTCTTGGATAGCGAGAAATTCGTTTCATTCACTCGCCAAGCCGACAGTTCAACTGATGGTGTCGTGAAAGGTGTATTGCCAGCAGGTTCTATCTTTCCAAAGAACGATGCAACGGCAATCGGCGTGACCATTAATGATGTTGATGTCAGTGAGGGTTCTCAACCGGTAGGCGTCATCGTTGAAGGATATGTGAACGCAGCTCGCTTGCCAGTCAAGCCGTCCACTAACGCTATCACTGCGCTGAAAGAAATCAAGTTCAGCCACGTTTCTGACTAAGGAGGATTAACTTATGCCAGCTATTTTAGATTTGTTTAATCAAAAGACGGTACTTGATTACGTTCAAAACCGCCAGTACCCGCAATTGCTTGGGGACACCTTGTTCCCATCAACCAAAATTAATCAGTTGGATTTCGAATTTCTTCGTGGTGGGTCTAAGACGCCTATCGTGGCGTCTATTTCTGCATTCGATACGGAAGCGGAGATTGGCAGTCGTGAAGCAAGTGTTCAGGCCGCTGAACTCGGCTACATCAAACGTAAGATGCAGCTTAAGGAAAAGGACCTGATCGCATTACGCAATCCACGCACACTGGCTGAACAGAACTACCTGACCAGCCTTGTGTACAACGACTTGGATGTTTTGGTTCAAGGTGTTTATGCGCGCGTTGAAAAGATGCGCATGGAGGCTTTGGCAACTGGTAAGATCACCATTAATGAGAACAATCTCAACTTCAATGTTGATTACCATGTTCCAGAAGAACACCAAGTTACCGCAACCACCTCTTGGGACGCTGCTGGTGCTGATCCGATTAAGGACTTGCAAGACTGGTTTGCACTGCTCGACTACGTGCCAACGCGTATCTTGACTTCTTCAAAGGTGCAGACTGCCCTGATTCGGAGCAAGGCATTTGCTGACTACTTCAAGACAGCAGGCCTGTTGCCTAGTGTTGGCAGTCTCAATGCGGTTATGCAGTCGTTCGGCTTGCCAACCATCGTGACGTATGATGCCAAGTACCGCAAGCAGGGAGCCAATGGTATCTATACCGTTGAACGGTACTTCCCGGAAGATACTTTGGTAGCCTTTGGTGATGACCAGCTCGGGCAAACCGTTTATGGTCCTACTCCTGAAGAGTCTCGATTGATCGCAACTCCAGGTGTTCAACAGGGCACTGTTGGCAATGTGTTCACCACCGTTTACGAAACCACGCAAGATCCAATTGCAACGTGGGAAAAGGCGGCAGCCACCGCGCTTCCTAGCTTCCCAGAAGCCGAGAACGTCTTGCAAGCCAAAGTGCTCGTTCCTACCAAAACCACCACAACCACCACAACCACGTCAAAATAGCGGGCCCAAGTGGGGTTAGTGCAACTCCAGAAAGCGGTGGGATACTCATTACAGCTAAATAGCTAATTAATCGTCGCCTAAGAAAACCACAGTACCGTGAGTAAGCGGGGCGGCTGAAAGGGGAACACTATGGGAGAAGATCGAAGTTATGAAACTCATCTTGTGTCAACCTGCTATTAAGCGTTTTGAATGGGAGCTTGAAGTCTGCCTAACCAATCTGCAAAGTGTCGGGTTTGACATGAAAGATGTTGTTTTGCTCTTCACTGTGCATGATTCTAAGGTGCCAGAAACGCTTGCCAGCAAATATGGAGTAGAAGTACACACGTACACTGACAAGCGCTCATACAAGCAATATATCCCGTCTGTGAAGCCTTGGATGTGGTGGCAGTATCTTGCAGAAGACCATGAGCGTGAGAATGAAGACTATTTCTACTTCGACAGCGATGTGATCTTCCGTAAACGGCCAGACTTTCGCAAGCTGAAAGCAAAGCCTGATCGCTGGCTGTGTAGTAACACGCTTAGCTATATCAGCGTTGACTATATCAAGCAGTGCGAACGCGGAGAAGAGATCCTAAAACGCATGGCTGATATTGTCGGCGTTACGGTAGCTTCGCTTGAGACGATTAATCACAATTCTGGTGGTGCTCAGTGGCTCATCAGTCACCCGTCAGTTGAATACTGGCGAAAGGTGTATGTCGACAGCAACCGACTGTGGCAATACTTGCAAACGGTCGACAGCAATCTCCAAAAATGGACAGCAGAAATGTGGTCGCAATTATGGAATATGATGTACTTCAATATCGGGCCCGTCATTAGTGATGAGCTCGATTTTTGTTGGGCTATCGATCCAGTCGAGCGGTGGAATGAAACCAAGATCATGCACAATGCTGGTGTTACTGGTGATATGCACGATCTTTTCTTTAAGGGCAAGTACACCGATCGAGTCCCGTTTGGTGATGACCTTAGCTTCGTTGATAAGTTGAAGTGCTCATACAAGTACGCTCAAGCAATAAAGGCGGTGAAGTGATGGCAGATAGCGATCCAATAAAACTTGCAGATTTGAAGACGATGATGGAAATCAAAACTGACGCACAAGATGGTGTGCTTAATCTCATCATCAAAAATACCACGCAAGCCTTACGATTTAAGCTCGGTTTGCGAACGGATGAGGCCTTTCCTAGTGAGTTGACCTACATTGCCCTAGAAGTATGCGTCAGACGCTACAACAGGCGTAAGAACGAAGGAATGACGTCATACGAGCAAGAAGGCCAGTCGTTCACGTTCAAGTCTAACGACTTCGATGATTTTGCTGACGACATCAATGACTGGAAAGAAGCCAACGGGAAGAATGCCAAGTCTCTTGGGACCGTTAGCCTCATTTCTGGCTATCCAAAGAGGTGATCGTATGCGGTTAGATCATGAGGTTACATTTTGGCTTGATGATGAAGAATATAATCCACAAACACATCAATACGGTGGTATGAAAAAGGTGGCAACTGCAGTTGCCAGTGTCACCGACATGGGAACAGACAAGAGCGTTCAGCTATTCGGAAACTATGCTCAAAAGGCAAAGGTGATCCGATTAGTTGAGCCAGTCACCGTCAATTGGAGCTATTTAACGATTGACGATGAAGCGACTCATTATGCCCTCAATACTGACCGTGTCCCGCTTCAAAACGCCACTTTGATTGTGGGTGAGACGAAATGAGCAAAGCTAGCATTAGCTACAATATGCAGATAAAAGGCATGGACAAACTGGTAGCTGGTCTGCTTAAGCGAGCAAAGATGGACGTTGTCAAGCAAATCGTCAAGCAGCAGACAGCACAGCTCCAGACTCGTTCTCAGCAAATGACCGGCACCGTGTATGCTCATCCTACTGGTGCTACAAAGCGTGGCATCAAGTTATCGCTTGAAGATGGCGGCCTAACGGGCATAGTTGGCATGTCAATGGAATACAACCCATACACCGAAAATGGAACTCGATTCATGCGGGCACGTCCTGTATTGAAGCCTGCGTTCCTTTATCAGAAAGTGCAGTTTATTAATCAGCTTAAACAAGCAGCAAAGTAGGTGATTCAAATCACATCACCAGAGCAAGAGCTCTACGATTACTTCTATGCGTTTTCGCAATCATCTGGGTACAAGACTTATGACCATTTGCCCATGCAGCAGGAGAACGCCCCGTATCCCTTCGTCATTGTTGGCGATATTCAAGTTGTTCCTACCGCAACAAAGACGTCACTCAATGGCAATGTGCTGATCACCATCGACATCTGGGGCGACAAAAAACAGCGTTTCACCGTATCTGATATGGCGGAGCGCTTTTTTCGTACCGCGATTGGACAAGTGCTAACCGATGACTACCGATTCTATGGACGTGTAGAAGATCAGTCAAAAGAGTTCACACAAGACCAGAGTGTCCCTGACACGGTTCTCAACCGAGCCACGCTGATACTCAATCTAAATATTTTATAGGAGGCCATCATATGGCAAATGAATTAAAAGTGCTAGAAGGCATGGACGTTGTTGCCTTGGCTCGCAAACATAGCGATCAAGCAAAGGTTGGCGGCCAAGTTATCCCTTGGCAGACTTCGCTGTCCTTTGACCCGTCTGTTGACAGTGATTCTACTGTTACCAAGGACGGCAATGTAGCAACTCGTAGTTCTGCAAGTACCGATCTTGAAGTCGAGTTCCTGAACAACACGTCCGCAATTGCAGACGTAATGTATGACTCACTGTTTGACGGCGAATTGCTCGACTTTTGGATTCTCTACCGCAAGCGTAAGAATTCCGCTGGCAAGTATTACGCATGGTACATGCAAGTTACCGTTCAAGAAGACAGCAGCGACAATGACCCTGATGATCACTCTACTCGCGATGTCACATTCTCAGTTAATGGCACGCCTAAACGCGGATGGACAACTCTCGATGACGAAACTCAGGAACAGGTCGATTACGTATTCCTTGGGGTTGGCAAGGTCACTAGCCTTGATAGTACCGGCGGTGGTGTCAAGTGGGATTCTGATAAAGACCCAGGTACGAGCGAAACAACTACTACCACCACCACAACCACTTCGCACGTTTAATTAATTGATGCAAGTCGCCTAAGAAAGTCACAGTACGGGATAAACCCGGGCGGCTTTAAAAGAAAGGATTTTAAGTCATGCAATTAACCATTAACGGTAAAGAATATGAGCTTAACTTTGGTGTCCGCTTTGTTCGCGAACTCGACAAGACAATTGGGGCTTCCATCAAAGGAATTAACTTTGGCATGGGGGTCGCAAAAGCTTTAGTCGGATTAGGTTCATACGACTCCGCAGTTCTTTCAGATGTCATCTATGCCGCAACTGCCGCTTCTAAAAAGCGACCAACTGCAAAAGAAGTCGATGACTTTATTGACGAAGACGGGACTGACTTAGACTCACTGTTTAAACAGATTCCGGAGGAAATGCGATCTGCTAACGCGGTCAAAGCGGCAACAAAAAACATGAAAGCCTAGATAAGGACGACAGTAAGACAAGCGAGCAACAGTATCGCGAAATCTTGCTAAATTCGTTAGCCTATCTAGGCTTTTCTAATATTCGAGACATTGAACGTATGACGCTTGTTGAATATGAGCTGCGTATGGAAGCCTATCAGCTTAAGCATGTCGATAGACAGAACGAGATTGCACAGCAAGCATGGATGAACCAGCAAGTACAGGCAACAACTGGGAGTAAGAATCCTAAGCCGAAGTTCAAGACATTTGATGACTTCTTTGACAAGAAAGAAATTGTAGACAAAGTACGTTCAAGTTATGAACCGGATTATGAAGTATCACTGATGAGCAAAACAGAATTAAAGCATTCTCGTGCACAGATATTTGCAAAACGGATGGCCGAATTTCAGAGGTTGAAGCGCGAAGGCAAAATCATTCCGTTATCAGAAAGAAAGGAGGGAGCACATGGCTGATAGTTACAGTGTCGAGGCCATCTTGTCGGCTGTAGACAAGAACTTCTCGGGAACATTCGAGAACATGTCATCAGCTGCCAACAGTGCAGTAGATTCAATCAGCAGTGGGCTTGCCTCGTTGGGTAAGTATACGGCTATTGCTGGCGCAGCGGTTACCGCTATGGGTGTTCAATCGCTGAAATCATTTGGTACATTTGAGGCCAGCCTGAATAAGGCAGCCGTCGTTGCTGGTGGCACTTCAAAGAACATTGGTGAATTAGCCGATGTCGCTAACAAGATGGGTGCAGAACTGCCATTAAGTGCGCAAGATGCTGCAGATGCTATGGTTCAGATGGCTAAAGATGGGGCTAATCTGGACACCATCAAAGAAGAGTTCCCTGCGATTGCTAAAGCTGCTACAGCGGCTGGGGCAGATTTGCAAGCTACCGCTGGCACTGTTCAAGTTGCTATGAATATCTGGGGAGATAGTATTGGATCATCTGCTCAAGCAGCTGCTGTCCTTACTCAAACAGCGAACGTATCCAATGCTTCAATCGAAGAGATGCAGCAAGCGTTTGCTGATGTTGGCTCAATTGCTAGCCAAGTAGGAATCAATATGCAGGATACCTCGACAGCTATTGGCATGATTTCCAATTCTGGGGTTCCAGCTGCTCAAGCGGCACAGGACTTGAACTTTGCATTGACGAAAATCATTAAACCATCAAAACAAGCAGCTGATATGGCTTCTAGTTTAGGTATCAGTTATTACGATGCTCAAGGCAAGATGAAGCCGTTGCAGACGATATTGCTCGATGTTGCTCATGCGACAAGCGGTTTGAACGATCAGCAAAAGCAGCTCGCATTGACTACGATGTTTGGCACTGCCGGTTTCAAGGCAATGGGTCCATTGCTTCGTTCGGTGACTAACAATTCAGACAATGCCAGTCAAAGCTGGACTGCAATGAGCAAGGCAATCAATGATGCTTCATCAAGCGCTCAAGCAGCTAACGCCATCCTCAATCAGCAAGCCAACGATATGCAAAACAACATTGGTTCTAAGATTGAGCAAGTTGGTGGTAACTGGGAAGCACTTCGTAATACTGCCATGCAAGCAAACTCTGGGATCAATTCAAGTATTTTGAACATGGTCAACAATGTGCTGACGATGGCAAATGATTCTAATTCGTCTCTCGGACAGATGGCTCAAAGTTTTATTGGATTGTCTACTGTTATTGGACCAGCCATGACCGGATTTGCAGGATTCGCGGCTCAGGCCAATGCTGTTCACAACTTCCTCGGATTAGGCACTAAAGATGCCAACGGATTCTCGAAAGCATTATCTGGATTGACGGACACCAGCAAAGTTAGCACCGCCTTTGACGGAATGAATAGTAAGGTGCGGGGATTTGTTTCAGCAACCGAAAGTGCTCCAAAGGAAATCAGCAACTTTGTTTCAGCGTTAAAAGGTGTCGAGCAGGTTGGGCCAAAGGGATTTGATTCCTTGGGTACCAGTATGCAGAAAATAGTCGGATTCACTGCTAACGCATCGACAGGTGTTAAAGAATTCAACGGTGGCATTGGCTCACTCGCAAGTTCAGTCGCATCTAAGTTCCCGTCCATGAGTGCAAGCGTGTCATCGTTTTCTTCAACGTTCAAAAAGGGATTATCACTATCTGCAATAGGAAATCCGTTTGGTGAGTTGCCAAGCATGATCAGCAATTCTTTGTCGAGCATGACATCCATCGTGTCTTCAAAGTTGGCTCCATTGAGCGGCTTGTTCTCTACATTAGGTAACGGTATCTCATCGGGCTTATCCACATCATTTGACCTTGGGACTTCAATTGTTTCAAATGGCATGACTGCGATGGCTGGAGTAATGAAGATGGGGTTGTCAGTTATTGGACCCGCGGCGATCATTGCGACTCTTATTGCTGGTCTTGGGCTCGTCAACAATCAATTTGGCACACAGATTCAAGCTATGATACAGACGGCAACTACACAGGGCCCACAAGTAATCACTAACTTTGTTGCAGGTATTGTTAGTGCAATTCCACAGCTCATTGCATCAGGGGAGTCTCTAATTACTAGCTTGTTGAATGCCATTACTGCTAATCTCCCTGCGATTATCACAGGCGGTGTTCAAATTATTACCACATTAGTTACCTCTCTTACGAGCGGTGGTGGTAGTGCAAACATGCTGAATGCAGCTATTACGATGATCACGACACTGGTAACTGGCTTAGTCGGAGCACTTCCACAACTGATGTCAGCGGGTATTAATTTGCTGATGGCATTAATCAACGCTATTGTTCAGAATTTGCCAATGCTGATTAATGCAGCCATGCAAATGATCCAAACACTTGCAACTGGGCTCATGCAAAATATGGATCAGATTATTAATGGCGCAATGCAAATTGTGCAAGGACTGGTAACGGGAATTTCCCAAAACTTGCCCGCCATTTTGAATGCCGCATTGGAGATCATTATGTCTATTGTAAGTGGGCTTGTTCAGCATATTGATCAACTCATTGCTGCTGCGTTGCAATTAATCACAGCCTTGGCTAACGCTTTGATTGCTAATTTACCAATGATTATTGATGCAGCTATCCAACTGGTTACGGCATTGATGAACGGTTTGATTGACAATATCGACCAGATTATTGATGCTGGGGTGCAACTTGTTATCGCGTTGGTCACCGCTCTCATTGAAAACGCGCCAAAATTGATCAGTAGTGCAATTCAATTGGTTGTAACTCTTGCCGGAGCTTTAATTGACAACTTGCCTAAAATCTTAGCGGCCGGTTGGAAACTTGTCAGTGGATTGGCTAAGGCTGTGTGGGATCACAGAGATGACTTGGTCGATGCTGGTGGCCAACTAATCATGGGTCTTGTTAAAGGGATTGGCAACTTGGCAGCCAAAGCTTGGAATGCCGCAGTATCTGTTGCCAAGGGAATTGTTAACAAAGTTAAGGGTGCTCTTGGCATTCATTCACCTTCTAAAGTCATGGCTCAAGAAGTTGGGCAGTATATTCCAGCCGGTGTTGCTGTTGGTATCACTGACAACATAAAGCCAATAACGAAAGCGGTTGATGCAATGACAGCGGCAACTGCAATGAGCATTCCAGCAGTCGATACGTCAGCATTCAGTTCTTCCGTGAGTGCGCTCAATAACAGCGTTCAAGGTGCAACCCTGTCTTCAAATCTTGATGTCAACTACACTCGCAAGCAAACGATTGAGGTTCCTCTGTACATTGACGGCCGAGAGGTTGCTCGTGCAACCGCAAACCCAATGCAAACAGAGCTCAGTCGCATGACACGAATGAGCAATCGACGAAAGGGGCTATTTTAATTTTGTATGATTTCAGAGAAACAACGCCCTTCACGGGTTCTGATGATAATCAGCGCCCAGCAGAGGCGATGCTAATAGATGGCCAGTACATTGAAGACTTGATTCCGGGTTATAGCACGCTGCAAGTCAGTGGCCGAGAACTACTAAGCCAGTCAATCGAAAAACAAACGATTGGCAAGTCAGATGGTGATTTCATCCAGTATGCTCGTAACCCTTCTCGTGAGATTGTTGTCGGCTACAGGCTGGCAGCATCGGACAATCTTTCGTTCCGGCAAGCATTCTATAAGCTCAACAGCATCCTTCATGGCGATAGTCATCAGGTTTCTTTCAACGATGACCCATCAAAATATTGGATTGCTACTTTTTCTGATATTGACGATGTTCCTAAAGGCCGGAACGCGATCACTTCCTCATTTACTTTGTTTGTACCCGATGGCATTGCGCACTCGGTAGCCACGCAGACGGCTGACAACATGCCTTACAAGGACGTGCCAGTTAACTTGCTGACAGGAACAAGCAAACAGGTAGTTCAAGCAACCAGTTGGAATATGCAAGTTGCTGATATTAAATACGACAAAGGTCTTGGTAGGGCTTTATGTGCATCTGTAATGATTAATAATGCTGACCACGCAATTGACTTAGAACATGGATCAGCAAGAATTGTTTTAGAGGCTTATGACCAAAGCGGAAACATCTTAGCAACAGTTAATGGAAATGAGGTTAGCTATAATGCTAACGGCCTAAGCTGGTGTTCTATAAGCATTGATGACAATACCGCAAGCGTCAAAGCGAATATTTTTACGAATAACATGAATCAAAATACATTTTATTCCTGCTTAAAAATTAAAAGAGGCACCACTGCTTCTCCTTGGTCACCTAACCCAGCGGATCCTGAATACTATACCAACACCATCACGGTTCACAATGGTGGCACATATCCGGTTGAGCCAGTTATTACGGCTACTATCAACGGTGATGACGGCGTACTAACTGCTATTAATGATCAGGGCAGTGTGCTACAGTTCGGCTCTCCCGATGAGACTGATGGCTTTGTGAAACAAAAGTCTGAACGCGTTTATCATCTCGATTTCAATCAGACACCGATAGGGGTAACACTCAATAATGGGGTTACGGCTTTTCCTTACTATGAGCATGGCAATGATGCCAACGTACAGTCGGGACCGTTTGGATATGCAAATGGTATTGCCTACCCGTCCACTGAACGAACCGCTGCCAATTACTGGAATGGGCCTTCAATGAGCGGCATCATTCCGAAAAATTCGAATGGCTCCAACACGGCTAATTTTCAGTTTGTCAATCGTATCAATGTTGATACGAGCGGTCCTGAAGTCGGTCGGTTTGAGTTCAACTTGACGTACCAAGGCAAGATAGTTGCCTCACTTGCCTTGTTTGATGACAGTCCAGCAAATGATCAGCTCGTATTTTCGGGAACCCTTTTTGATGGCAAGGATGCCAAAATGGTTTTCTTCGATCTATTGCCACGAAATTACTATCGTGGGGGCAACTACAATGCCGTGATAACCAAAATGGGTAACAAGCTAACCTTTCGCTTAGATCGTCTTGATTTAGGCGATGGTGGTATTAAGCCAGTTGACATAGGGGGCTTCCCTGCCATGCCGATTGACGGTTGGACAGCATGGTTCCCGGGATTCTCCGATCAACGTGGTTGGTCCATTAACTGGCAAGATAGCTACTTTGAGTGGATTAACGTTGATTACTGGGACGACATTCCTAACCGATTTAAAGACGGTGACGTTGTGAAAATCGATGTTTCTAATCGGCGTGTCCTTGTTAACGGCTTTGAAGATCGAACACTGCAAACAATCGGCAATGATTGGGGTGGATTCAAGATACATCCAGGTGATAACACGATTCGCCTGCTTACTTCAAATTGGGCAAAGCAGTGTAAGGCTGAAGTATCTTGGCAGGAGGCGTGGCTATGAAGGATTTTTATTTTGTGGATAGATCATGGCATCTGCTCGGCATTGCGACTGCTGGCGGTGATGGGGTGATCCACATTGTTGATGATACTGATGATCAGCTTATCTCAGCAGGTGCTCGTACCTATTCAGGAACCATTCTGTTCACCCCTGAACTGTCTTCTAAGGTTCAAACGATGGCAGCACGTGGCAATTACATTTTGTATATGGATGAGCGCAATAAAGCAGTCTTTATGACAATTATGGAATCAAGTCATGATCCGCTTGCTGGTGAGGAGACATTCACTGCTGAAGATGCTGGTATTGATTTGATTAACGAAACCGTTGGCCCCTATAAAGCTCCACAAGCAATGGGGATTGCTGATTATATTAAGCTGTTCACGAATGACTCGGGATTTGAAATCGGGCTTAATGAGATCCCTGATTTGAAGAGAACACTGGAATGGACTGGCGAGTCTGACACCACTTTAAATCGTATTCTATCTGTTGCGACTCAGTTTGATAATGCTGAACTAGACTTTAGCTTCGATGTGTCAGGGACAACGGTTGTGCGCCGCTTAATCAACATTCATAAGCGTATCGGCGCTGACAGGAACATCACGCTGTATGTGGATAAAGACATCAATAAAATTGTGACATCAGGCAGTATTTATGATCTTTATACGGCCGTTACACCGACAGGTGGTACGCCTGAAAGCAAAAATGGCGAGACCGCGGATCAGCATCCAATCACGCTTCAAGGTTATCAGTGGACAGATCCCGATGGTCGTTACGTGTTAACGAAAGAAGGTGTTTTGCTAGATCCGGTAGCCAACCAAACATGGAGCAGACTTTTAGCTAAGGGTGGTGCACCGAGTGTCAATGCAGCGTATATCAATCGTGTTGTCACTTATACGGCTACTTCGCAAGCGACTTTGCTTCAATCTGCACTCTCTGATCTTAAGACTCACAATCATGAAGCAGTCAATTACGAGACCGACATTGCTGTGCTGCCTAAAAATATCAACATTGGTGATACGATCCATTTAGCTGACGAGAATGAGCAATTGTACTTGTCGGCTCGCTTGCTAGAACTCAAATCAAGCTATTCTATGGATACACACACAGCAACATTGGGAGACTACCTCATTGAGCATGATCAGGTAGCAGCCCAATATCGGCAACTTGCTGAACAAATTAAGAACATTCCCAAAACAATCCAATACTATCCATGGGTTCGCTACGCCGATGACAGTCAGGGGACAAACATGAGTGCTTTGCCAGCTGGCAAGAAGTATATGGCGGTTGTGTACAGCAACAAATCATCCGTGCCAAGTGACAATCCGGCTGATTACGCCGGCAAGTGGGCGTTGATTCAGGGCAAAGATGGTGCTGACGGTGTTCCGGGTGCAAAAGGGGCTGATGGCCGTACAAGCTATTTCCACACTGCTTGGGCAGATAGCATCGATGGAAAAACAGGGTTTACAGTATCTGGAGGCGATGGCAAAAAGTACATTGGCACCTATAGTGACTTCACATTGGCCGATAGTACGAACCCAGCTGATTACAATTGGGCGCTTTTTAAAGGAGCAGATGGTGCAACTGGTCCTCAAGGCCCTCAAGGGCCACAGGGACCTCAAGGCGTTCAAGGTGTTCCCGGAAGCAAGGATGTGCCATACACGTATATTCAGCTGGGGACACCCACAAGCCCCAAGAAAGGTGACTTATGGTGGCACGGAACAACGCTGAACGATGCCACGGCCCTGCAATACTATAATGGGACAGCCTGGGTTGATCAAAGTATCCAGCAAGCGGTTCTCAGCATCAAAAAGCTACAGTCAATCGAGATTGACACTTCAACAATCAATTCGCCAACCGTTAATTCGCCATTCAGTCATGTTCAGATTAGCGGAGCAAAAAGCTCGGGTAACTTGTCATTAAGCAATGCTGCTCTTCAAATATTAGGCAATATTGAGGATAACAGCGGTAATCCTAACGGACAATACTACAACACCATCCTTAACCCTAGCGGAATGACAAACTACATCACAACGCCTGACCAAAAGGGAAACGTGTCGTCAGCGGGATTGCAAAACGGCGCGCTTCAATTGCAAACGCTGATAAGTGACCCTAGTGCTGCAACTAAAAAATATATACAGTCCGAATACAAATCAACCGACAATGTCACTTTCTTTTACGTCAACTCTACGGCCATCACAACTGCAAACATGTCCTATGCATACATTTACTATATGCGCCGTGGAAATATTGTTACTGCACAGTTCGTGTTAGGAATCTCGCAGCAGAAGCCATGGGTTGTCTTGGCTGATGTTCGGCCCGGATATAAGCCCTATGCAGAATCAGGCGTTGGTTGTTATATCAGCAATACAAATTATGTTGGGCAAGCCTGCCAAATATATATTTCGAAAGGCCAGTGGGTAACGATGCCAACAGGGCCAACAGGTGAATGCCGTGGTTCAGTTTCTTATCTAACTCAAGATGACTACCCAACAGGGGACTCATATTTTGGCTAGGAGGACAAATAGTTGAAAATAAAAGTGTGGACAGATAATAACAATAGGCTGCTTAACTGGGCCTATATGAATGACTCACGATCAGTTGGGCCAACAGATGATGGTCAGCAAATCATTGAAATTGATAGCACAGATGGCCTTTACGAGAACCACACCAGCATCATTGACGGTCAAGTCGTTCCTGATTCTGGTTATGATCCAGACGCTGCCAGACCTACACCTGAGCCGTCACCTGAACATCAGATGATTGCTGCGCTTACTCTTGAAGTAGCACAGCTGAAGGCGGCGAAATCAAGTGACTAATTATGATCAGTGTGCACTACTTTACAGTTGGGGAATTGATTTAGCACCTTATGTACCGGTAATGATCACCCCAGATCAATACAAGCAAATTACAGGCAGTGACTATGTCGCCAGCAAAAGCTAGCGGCTATTTTTATGGAAGGAAGTGATGACAATGCTTAACAAAATCAGAGATCACCCGACACACACAGCACTCGCCATTGGCATGGTTGCCATTGGCTTGTTTCTAATCATCAATGACCATTATTTCATCTGGCCCCCACATTACTCTGACTGGTTAAACGATGACATTGTGGGGTTTTTGTTTGTCATTGATGGACTCGGGATTGGGGGTTGGGTGCTATGGGAAACACAGTTGGCAACAACCAATCGTCTGTTGCTTACGACTACCAGCTTTTTAATGTCGTTCTTGACGATACTGCAATTTCTGACCTCGATCTCAACTGGAATCTACTCAAATTGGATCAGCAATGCGATCATAACAGCCTTCGTGCTGATTCTGGCACGAAGGAGTGACAGCCGTGACAGCAGCGATAACTAAAATCATTGTCGATTCTACTCCATACATTGCAACCATCGTTCCAACGCTTATTGCTTATCTGACCTACCGCGAGGGTAAACGGAAGAACAGGCATGATGAGCTTGAGGATATGAACGACAGACTACGCGCAGATAATGACCGTTTGAGACGTGAGAATGAGCGTCTCAGAAAGGAAAACAATCATGAATAACTGGACAGAACTTTTAGTATCACTTGCAGTAGCAGCAGTCCCAATCATTGGGGCTTGGATCTCAAAACAGTTGCTGGCTAACAAGCAAGCGCTGACTTTGGTAAAGGTATTAGGCCCATTGGCAAATGCTGCGGTAACAGCGGCAGAACAGCTTGGTGTGACACAGGCGATTGACGGTGCGGTTAAGAAATCGACTGCCATTCAGGCTGTGAAAGACGGCTTAAAATCGCTTGGCTTCACCAGCACAGACGAGCAGACAATTGCCAATGCAGTTGAGAAAGCTTATGCGGATTTGAAAGACAGCCTAGCAGACACCTATCCGCAAAAGACAGTCGATCAGGAAGCATCTAATCAAGATAAGGTAGCGGCCGCAGCTCAAGCAGCCGCAGACGCAGTTAAGGCTCAGCTGGCACCATCATCTGTTGCTCCACAGCAATAAGGAGGGCACCATGAAATTAAAAACTAAATTCATCACCTTGGTAGTCGCCTTTTTGGCGGCTATTTCTTTTGCCCTGCCATCGCAGGTCAATGCAGCAAATACCGATATGGTGGATACTTCCAATCACAACGGATTGATGACGTATGACAATTACTATGACATGTTGGTTCATTATGGAGTCAAAGCAGTTGTTCAAAAGGTTAGTGAGGGGACTACTTATGTAGACCCAACAGCCAAGTATAATTTGGCGAGCGCAAAGCAGGCGGGACTTTATCTTAACGGTTATCACTATGCCCGTTACACCACGGTTGAGGGGGCACGTGCAGAAGCGCGATTTGCCGTAGCCGCAGCTCAGTCTGCAGGCCTTCCAATTGGAGCTGTTCTAGCAACCGATGTGGAGGCAAGCGAGCAAGCTAATAATAGTTATGCGGCGAATACCGCAAACAACAAGGCATTTATGGAAGTTGTTCAAGCAGCTGGGTATCGGTCAACTATCTATACAATGGGTAGTTGGGTTGGCACAAAAATGTCTGTTGATAAAGGCTGGATTGCTGATTATCCATATAACACGAGTCGTGATCGATACACGAGCCATCATGCTTGGCAATTTCGGAGTGATCAACAATTCGCCGGTAGCTATGGTAATTTTGACGTCAGCCAGCTCTATGATGATTTCTTTACTGCGAATCAGACACCTAGCCCGTCAGCACCTGTAACACCGGCACCAAGCCAACCAGCGAAATCAAATGCAGCCAGTGATACCGACTATGCGCAAACTGGTGTTTTCAAGCCGTCCGCGACTGTTAACATCCGCACTGGTGCCGGCACCGGCTATGCATCCGTTGGTAGCTATGCACCCGGTGAAAGTGTGATTTATGATCACGTGTATATCCGTGGCACATATGTTTGGGCACGTTATCTCAGCTACTCAGGCAGGTATCATTATGTTGCCTTGGGCGTGAATGGTGGGGAGAGCTATGGTTCGCGCAGTTCAAATACGCAAACCTATTCGCACATGTACTACACAGTCCGCTCTGGTGACAGCTTCTGGAGCATTGCCAGCAAGTACGGCATCAGTATGTACACGTTAGCGGCTAACAACGGTAAGTCAATCTACAGCCTGATCTACCCGGGCGAAAGCCTGTATATCAGGTAACAAAAAGGTCCTCTGCTCGCTAAGGCGGGTGGAGGGCTTTTTTACTTATGCAATAATATAAATATAAGTAATTCGTGGTGAAGTTGTGGTGAAGTGAATCCGAAATTATGAAACCTAAGAAATTGATATAGAGCTATTTTTGCTTTTACACCGGCGATTTGAAACCCTATGAAATCAGTGCTCAAGCAAATCAC